GTTTCCCAGTCACGATCGGGGGGAGATATAAATATCCCCCGCTACACTTCCATTAATTCCGCTATCTAAGGTCCCTATAATCGCCTTAACTTGGTTAGGTGGAATAGCACTTAAACCGTCACTTTTAAAGGTTAACCCTAACCCCCCCGTTACCCCAAAAATCATATCATTAAAAAACATCTCAACATCCTGTGTAGCAATATGATTCCCTAAATTATCGTTAGTGTTGTCGTCTACACCATCCGCAAAACCCGCGGGGATATTTGTAAGGTCTCCCCAATCTACCGCGCCGCTTCCTATATTAAACCCTGAGTAATTCCCAGACGTTAATAGGGTGTCTCCTCCTAATATTAAAACCGTATCACTCAAATATTTTAAAGGCACGTATTTAAAAACCGTGTCTCCAAAATCCGTGTCCGGCATAACTGCAATAAATTGACCTACCTCTGTAGAGTCCTCTATTTTTAATAAATGTATAGGGACATTTTGTCCCCATACATTAACAGAAAATAAAAACAAAATTAGTACCCTCAACAATTTGTATTTAAAATTTTTATTCATCTTTTTGAGTTTTACGGGTTAGTTAGTTATTTCAATTAATACGTTTTCTCCTCTGCATTTTGGTTTAAACTTTATCCTATTATTTCCTCCGGTGGTGTCAATCTCAAAGCCTGTTTCAAAATTATAAACGGATCTAATACCGCTCCTCCATACTTTTACCTTTAGGTCTATTTCGCTCTCTGTGATTGTTCCAGGGTCCGGTAGGATCCCGGCTGTTATGTTCCAATATTCACCGGAGAAATTTTCCTGTTTTTGAGAAAACGTTTGTAAACTATTTATAAAGGAGCTTATACTCATTTGAATAAAAGAGCCCGCCGGAAAATCCGCGGCTAAATCCTCCTCCGTTTCTATTGTGGTATCTCCAGGGGAATAATTAGTAGCTATTGTAAACGTTTCGTAGTAGCCAGTAACACTATTTATTAAATTGATAGTGTCTCCAGCTTTTACAAAAGGAGTACTAACAGGGTCTATAGCTATTAAATTAGGTGTACTATTCGCTACTATTATTTGGCTTGTTTGAGTGGTGCTAATGATCTCCGTAATATCATTAATTGAGAAGCTAGTGTAGTTTTGAGTTACTGGAGTTTGGCTCCCTCCGGTAGGGTTTCCGGTTCCTCCAGTTCCTCCAGGCTTTGAGGGGTCGGTAGTTGCAATAATTACGGGACCCGTTACAACTACATCACTAGAGTTATAACTAACCTCTATCCATTCTCCGGAAATTCGATCCTCAAAAGCCGACCGGCTAAAGGATAGACATAAATATTTATAGCCGGATTGATCTGTTAACCGATTCAAAGGGTCTAAATCTGTACTAAACAACGTCCCTAAGTGTTTTCTAAGGGGCTTTTGTGTTAAAGATAAAAGTACCTCCGCGTTTAGCTCGTTTAGGTTTTTAGTGTTCCCCTCTGTGGTTCCTATCCCCCAATTTTCTGAATCATTACCATTAATTGTAATTTTAGAAAGGGAAATTGTAGAGGGACCATCCCCTATAACCGTTGTCCTAGTTATTATTTGAGTGTTCCCGGAGTTACTATTTTCCGCCTTGTATTGTCGTACCGTATCTGTAGGCTCCAGCTCCTCCCCGTCTATTAGAATCTCTACTATATTATCGTCGCTTTGCCAATCAAAATTCTCTATGTCTAAAGGGGGAGATATTGGTAGGCTTGTCCCTTGATTATCTACAATATCCGCGCGGAAAACATTTATTTTAACCTCCTCTCCAGCGAAGGAAACAGGAATAAAAGGAGAGGTAAAAGTATATTCAAAGAGTACCTCCTGGTTGTTTTGCGCGGGGTCAACTATAGGACCATCTATTTGGAAACCGCCTACCGTATCTGACCAAACTAGGGGAGAGGAGTTTAAAAATTTATCTCCTATCCTTAACACTATTTCAAACCGTTGCCGGTGGTATGGGAATGGAAAGGAAGGAGAGACTGTTATATCTGACTTTAATTTAAACCGGATAACGCATTTTATTTGTACCTCGTTTTCGTTTTCAACTTCTAAGGATTGAATAAGAGTTTTAAATTGAGTATTGGTTTGGTTCCAAACCATTCCTAAAGCTCTATTATTATTTGTTGTATGGTCGTAATTAACTAAAACTTTTTGTGTAGGTCGGCTAAATCTGTAAAGGGTCCCCCTCTCCTTAAAAATGTTTGTGTAGTCTATTTGTTTGTCTAAATTTTCCGCGTTATCTGTAGAGATTAAAGAGCCTCCTAAATTATAGTTGTAAATTTTTTGGGTATTGTTTACATATTCGTTGAATTGAAAAAAGTGGTACTTCCCTTTTGAAAACCAAAATCTACAGTTGAACGCCTTACAAAGCTCCTCTAAAACATAGTAAGAGTCTTTAAAAACTTCTACCTCGTTATTTATCGTACTTGCAAAAATATCGTGGTTTATATCTGCCTGGGATATTGCGGGGGTCCCTGGGGACATTTGCTCCTCATAATAGTTAAAGTTTGTGCGGAGCCTTATAGTAGGGTAGCCTACCGGTGTGTTCTCTAATCCTATTTTATTGACAACTTTTAAAAGGTGATCTAAAACGCTCTCTCTACCGGAGTAAGACTCCCCGGTACTATCGTCTTTAAAATCTTTATCTTTTAGGCGGGCTATACCGTCTATTGCCGTTAAATTAAAACTATAGGGGTAATATTCGTCCTCTATTGTAACTTGATCCGTAACGATAAAACCCATCCAATCCACCGCCGGACCTTTGAAAATTACCAACCTAAAACGCTCCTCATCTGCAGCTATCAACTCGTTTAAAAAATTCTCCTGGAAAGTGTTTTCTATTAACATAGAAAATTTACACTGACTTCCTAAAATGGGGGAGAGTAGGGAACTAGCACCGTTCCAACTTTGATTAAAACCCTCATATTTGCCGTTTATTTCTGTAGAGGATCCGGCAAAGTTTTGGTCATGGATTTCTACACGCCAATTTTGCGCCTCTAGAGTTGTAAATAATATATCAAAACGTTTCGCCATTTATACTCCGGTTGCCCGTGTTTGTCTTGCCGCGGCGCGGCGTGAACTTATTAAAATATCCTCTCCGCTCAATCTACCGTAAACCTGTACGGCTCCGCCTCCGCTGTCTCCAATAATCGATTTAAGTTTATTTAGAGGCGCTATAACCTCCGGGTTAGACTTCGCGCCGGCATACTCCCCAACTAAAACGGGGGTAGGACCATAAACTACCCCTCCATCCCGTAAACCTGTAAGGGAGGAGGTTAAGCCATTAAACAAAGCTCCGGCGGCGGCTCCAGCTACCCCAGCCAATACAATATTAATAGGATAGGGAGTATCTTTTAATGCAGAGAGCGCGGCTCTAGCTACCCCCTCTACTACAATACCTCGAATAGCATCTAAAGAGGCTTTTAACGCTGCCCGCCCTAAATCTTTAAAGGAGGCAGTACCTTTATCTACTTCCGCAAAAACAGCCCCTAAACTAGCTCCTAAAACGGTTCCGGCTTTTCCTCCCTCCTCTGTAAGTTCTCTTATTACTTCCTGAGTACTACTCCAGGCTGCAGCGTGATCCGTTACTAATGCGTTTTGAGCTTCTAATTGTTCGCTCAATAAAGTTAAAACAGGCTGAAAAGCTACCGTATTATCGCGCGCTAAAATCATAGCCTCCCCAAAAGCGGACATTTGCCCGGCGGCGTTTGTTACCTGACTTACTAAAGGGTCTAACGGCTCGTTTAGTCCTAAAAAACGCTCCTGTAGTTCTGCTAAAATAGGGGAGGAGGGCTCTAAACCCCTTTGTAGTAAATCGTTTATTGCGGTTTTAAACGCCTCTATCCGTGCTCCGTTCCCGTCGAAACTATCGCCAAACAATTTATTTTGTTTCCCTATTAAAACTAATTTTTGTTGTAAACTAGCTAAAATAGTCTCTGTTTCATCTCCGCCGGTTACTACTGTTTTTACTTCAATCGTTTGTGTAGTAGTAGCCTCGGTATTAGTTTCCGGTGTTGCTGTAGCTACCGGGTTTAGCTGTAAAGGTGGGGGAGTGGCGGCTCCTGGTAACCTATTACTATCTCCGCGCCGGCTGCCTCCTCTTAATTTCTGATTTAGTGAAAATAAATTATCAAAACTTTTGGCTGTTTCGTTTGCCTCTGCTTTGAGGTCCTTAATATTTCCCTCAATACTTTTTATAACCTCGTTTACTACTGCTTCTCTATCATCCCCTAACAGGTTTCCAAATCCGCCGTCTAACTGCTCTCTAAAGCTCAGAGCCTTAAACCCTTCTTTTTCTATTTGTCGTAGTCGTAGTTCCGCGTCTATGATCTGTCCTCCGATCTCGTTTAGTACCTCTCCTTTTTTGCGCGCCGCTACTCCTTTTAGTATGCTTTCGTTTAATTGTTTTTGAATTGTATCTAATTGGGAGAGCTCCCCCTTCTCTATATTTATATCTCGAAAATAGCCCGGATAGGTAGCGCGTAGGGTCCCTAAAGCCTCGTTTCTCTCCTCTATGCTTATAGTTGAATTTTTAACCGTCCCTATTAATTTGTCAAGCTCTGCCCGTTCTTTTGCAACTTCCTGACCTATACCAGCCTGAGCCGTTTTTAATCGTTCTGTAGCTTTTGCGGCTACATCGGAGGAGCTACTAAAATTATTTAATGCGACTGTAGCCGCAATTAAACCGGTAGCTACTAAACCTATTGTAGTTAATTTGGTAGCTCGATCAAAAGCAATAAACGCGGCGGCCGCTTTTTTTAGTCCTCCTGTTAACTGCCCAGCTACCCCTAAAAGGGAGGCATAGGTAGTCTTTGCGGTTCCGACAACCTTTAGAATAGGACCAACCGCCGCCGCAAAAAGACCGGTAGAAACAATTATTTTTTTTGTGCTTTCGTCAAGTTTGGAAAAGGTGTTTAATAGGGGAGTGACGGATCCTAGTAAGTCGGTTAAAACAGGAATTAAAACGCTACCAAATTGAGAGCCTACATTTTTGAGATTAACAAAAGCCTTTTGTAATTTAAAATTTGCCGTTTCGGAGACTTTCTCAAAACCCTCGTTTACTATACCGTTACTCTTTGAGATTGAATTAACAATTTCAATATAATTTTCTCCCTGGGCTCCGGCTGTACCTAAAGCGTTGGTCAATCCCTCGACATTTGGAAATAAACGGGAGAGCCCCTCTACATTACCGTCGTAGGCTTTTATAAGGTCCTGGAGAGTTCCCGCTAAACCTCTCTCAGAGATTGACTCTCTAAGTTCCTGTGAAGATATACCTAATTTTTGTAGCTCTTTTTTTGCTTGTTCTGAGGGCTTTATAATTGAGGAGAGTAACGATTTTAGACCGGTGACGGCTTCTCCTGGGTTTACCCCTAACCTGGTAAACGTGGCAATGTTAGCGCCTACCTCACCAAAAGATACACCTAATTGAGCCGCTATAGGAAGGATCTTACCTAATTGAGGGGCAAGCTCCGCGGCTTCTAAATTACCCTCTCGTACTATCGCTGTGAATTTGTCTATAGCCTCCGCGCTGGAGAGGTTCTCCGCGCCGTATGCGGTTACCGCCGCCGTTGCTGCCCGCGCTATCTCTTTAGTTTCTCCTAAACCAATTGCGGACGCTTTGGATGCTTGCTCTAATGTTACCAGCGCCTCCGCGCCTCGTTGTCCGGCGGACGTAATGGTAAAAAGAGCATCCGACAAAGCAGTTTTTGAGGTGGCTAACGGTCCGGATAAATTACCAATTTCCGTTTTAAAATTGGCTAATGTATCTCCGGAGACTCCTACTAATGTCTCAATTTTAGTAAAAGAGGTTTCAAAATCCGTGGCAAATTTTAGGGAAGCTAAACCCGCACCCGCCAAAGGGAGCGAAAAAGCCGCGGTCAAATCGCTGCCTAACCGGTTTAATTTTCGTCCGCTCCTCCCTATTTCACGCTCCGCCTTTTTTAGTCCGGATTGTAGAGCCTCAATTTTTGCCCCTATCCTAACGTTTAACTCTGCTATGTTTGCCATTTCTGTGCCGGTAGTGTTCCCTAATGAAAGGGGCTTTTATAAAAATTTGGTTGTAAAAAGTTTTATGTTTCCGACCTGGTAAATGGTCGTAGGTATCCATAAAACAAACTATATCAAAATCATCTAAGGGTAGTATGTGGCTTAACCATTTTTTCCCCGTTAATTGTGGCTCTACAATTGAAAAAGGCAGTACACAAATACGCGCTTTTGTTAAATCTAAATTTAAGATGTAACAATGTTGCCCGTAGTGGTCGGCTATACTTTTTATATCAGTTGCCCATATACCGGGCTCCTCAATTTTTTTTAAAATGCTATCCGTGCCGTGGTAAAAGAAATTCCGTTTAAGCATCTTTAATTAGGTTTGAAAGTTTAGAACTTAGTTTCATTCCTTTACCAATTGCTTTTTGTAGTAGCTCCTCCCTTGTCAATAACTTTTTATTTTCAGAGGAACGCTCCCAGGGGAAGCGCGCTAAATCTGTCTCCTTAAAATCTTTCCCTTTTTCAACATGGGGAAGGATATTAAAATAAGCTATAAACCGCGTTTGCTCCCAGGTAGTACGGTGGTGTTTTGTTTCTATCTCCTCCCAACCTCTATATCTATTGTTAAACTGTCTAGGTGTTGAATTATAAAACTCATCATAACTCATCCCTAACCAACCAAAAGCAATTTTTTCTAATTGGTCAAAGGTTAGTTTTTCGCCTCTACTATTTCCGCCGCTTTCTCCATTGTCGCGGCTATTAATTTTTTTGGGTCCTGTCCGGTTTTTTTTGCCTGAATGGTTAAAACATCCTCCGTAAATACGCCTAAAATTTCGTCAAGCGCTTGCGGTCGATCGTCTAACCAATCGTAAATAGTATTTATTTCTATCTCTATAGAGGAGCTCTCCGCGTTTCTCCGTGCTCCCTCTTCTAATCCTACTTTAATTAGTAGCACCTGGTTAGATAAGTCTGATAAAAACTCCGTGCTTGTTATTTGGTGATATTGGATTTTTACACTTTGAGCCAAAACCGCCAAAGCTCTAAACCCAAAATAAACCGGGCGTTTTTCGCCTCCTATTTCTATATTGTTTTTAACTACCATTTCTTTTAAATTGTCGGATTTATAAAATTGTTGGGGGGAGGAGTCCCACAACTACCAGCTCCCCCCGCAATGATCTAAATTTTTTACAGTTAAAAAATTAGATTTAAAATTTACGTGTTTATAGCTTTTGTTAAAGCTCCTTTCCCTGAAAAAGTACCGGAGGCAGTAGTTAAACTACCTGTATTACCAGCAGAAACACTAAGGGTATTTAATAAAGCGGTTCCACTATAGGAAGTATCACCGGATTCCTGAGAACCATACTTTACCGTTACCTCCGTGCCGTTGTTATAAGCATCGAAAAGGTCGGCAAATTTATCCCCGGAGCCGTCCTCCTTGTAATTCATAGAAAAATCAATACTCCATTCTTTTGCGCCTCGTTTCTTGTCTTTGTTTCCCGCTGTATTTTTGCACGTAATATCTACCTCCTCAGCGGATAAATTTAACGTGCAATCTGTAAGGCACTCAATTACAGTACCATCCACCAAAACGACAACGTAACCGCCGTCCATTACTCCAGTAGTCATAACTTTTTTGATTTGGAGCCCTGTAAAATCAGAGCATTTTTAAAAAAATAGTTTTAATTTTTATGTGTACCCAATTGGGGTTTTACTCTTCCTCTTCGTTTGGTTTTAAGGGGCTTTTATACTCCTCCTCATTTATCCCCGTTTTTAACTCTGCTTTGTTTTTTAAGATAGTAACTACTCCCTCTTTTTCTAACTGCAGAGCTAAACCGCGATCAATATTTTTTACATCTCCTCTCTTCCAGTTGCGGGTTTTATAGGAATGCTTTTTTTTAAACTTTACTTCCATTTTAAATTTGATTTATTGACCACAACCGCAATTATCTGTAACAGCTTTTGCAATTCCCTGAGAGATTAAATCTCCAGCTAAACCTCGATCAATATTTTTTATATCTCCGGTTTTCCAGTTGCGGGTTTTATAGTCGTAGTCTGCTAAGAATTTTACTACCATTATTTTGCTTGTCTTATTATTACATCCAAAATTGCACGGTGTATTTTTAACTCTTCATTGTACGTGTTTTGGATATTTTCAAAAGTTGAAAAATTATATCTAACGCTTTCAAAAGTCCCGTTATAAAGCTCTAACCTGGTCCGGATCTCTGTAATCAAATACTCTAAATCGGTATCTAATTCCATGTAAACGTCAAATTGATAGCGCGCCTCATCTTGTACCGTTTGCCCCTTTGCGTATTGGGGAACCGTTGAAACATTAGCAAAAACAATACTTTCAAAACCCGCCTTTTGTGGTGTCCGTTGGTGGTACACATTTACCGGCGTGCTGTCCTCTTTGGAGATACCGTCTAAAAGGTGAAGTATTAATTTTTGTATCATTTTACACTATTCTTTTTAGCCCATCGATTAACGGCTTTTGTTGTCTCCTCAATTAATATTTTCCCTATAATCCCCTTTGTAGAATCTACCGCCGGACGCATATAAGGAGAAGGGTTCCTAAAACTACCATCTACATTTTTTGCCCCAAATTCTACCCAATGAGCATAAAAGGCAAAACCCAGCTTTTTCCTTTTCCCTGTGATCCCTACAAAAATGTCCGGAGACTTTCTCAAAGATTTAACGCCTATAGATTTTTTCAAGGTCCCCGGCTCAATTGTAGAAACTACTTTCCCGCGTCCCTTTGGAGCTCTAATCTTTGAGTTTAGTTTTGAGGTCTTATAAACCTTTACCGGCTCCTCCGCGTTTTTTACGTTTGCTTTGGCTGCAGCTACTAAAGGTTTTGCGGCTTTTCTTAAAATCCGTTTCCGGGTTCTTTGGTTTCCTATTTCTTTAGCTAAACCGCGGAGCTTTGAAATAGCTATATTTATCTCCTTATTACTTGCCATTTCAACTAACTTTAAATTGTTGGTAGAAAATGGTTTCTCCTCTAAGTTTCCTTACAAATACTAAATTACTTCCCTCAATTGTGTAATCAATATTATATAAGGCTCTAACGCCGGACCGGTATAAATGGCAGTAAGCATCTAAACTTGTTTCTCCTAGCTCTCCGGGGGAGTGTAAAACTCCATTTGATATTCTTACCTCCGTTCCGCTTGCCTTGCTGATTTTTTGGGTGAATTGGTGTATTAAATTTGGTTGTAAATTGGCTAATAGTTGTACCGGTTTTTCTCTATAGGTAGCCCTAATTATTTGGTAGTGTTTTTTGGGGGTGTCTAAATATTCGTTAATAGAGATTATGTCATATTGTTTCCCTTCAAACTCTAATAACATTGTTTCCGTAACCTCCGGACGGTAGCGGATAATAAATTTTTTACTATCGAAACCTACCTCTCTATCCGCTGCAAAATCCTCTACATCTTTGCCGCCTCCGTGCTGTATGGCTGTAAAAGTTTCTTTCCATTCCTGGAAATCTATAGCTTCTCCTCCTAAAGCGGTTTTTGTAGATAGTGCTATAAATAATTTTAACCGCCTGTTTAGCTGTCCGATTTTATAGCCTTTTGCCTTATATGTGTTATTGTTAAAAGACATTTTAAAACTCTCTAATTTTATAAGGGCTTAATAAAGCTGTAACGGCATCCGGCAAACTTTTTACAAAATTTTCTCTCCTTTCGTACATCTCCCCAACCAATAGTAAAATTGCACTCTTAATTGAGGGGGCAACGTCCGCCGGGTCACTAACCCCCCGCCGATCGTGACTGGGAAAC